AACTTCTGTTAGCTGACGTGTTGGAACAAGACCAGCGTTGTTTGTTGTGCTTGCTGCTGCTAGGAGATATTGACGTGCATCGTCATCGCCTAACTTTGCGCGAACTGTGTTCTCTAGGAACTTCTCTTTTGAGAGTTCAATACGTGGAGCGGTATACATTGCTGCTGTTACTGTTGGGCGTGAGGCTTCAACCGCAGGGGTTTCTACTACAGCCTCAGGTGCTACGGCATCTGGAGTATCCAAGATGGCCTCACTTTCTGATTGTGGGATTTCGGTTAGTGCTTCATCTTCGGTTTCTGCCGCTGATGCTGCAACGCTAGTTACTGCTGCTGAGTCGAACGCAGCTGCTTGCACAAGACTTGTTTCAAATAGTCTTGCTGATTGAACATACAACACGCCGTTACGTGGTTGTGATGCTAGAACTTCGACCCCAACACTAAGCCCTGAACGAAGGCCGTCTGATGCTTCGATTAGTGAGTCTGTTCCGCGGCTAGTGTTGGAGACCTTAAAGGATGCGTAAACGCCATTAGGTGTTTCATTGAAAGATACGGCTTTGCCGATTGGCTTCTTGGCATCGTGTTCTAAAAGTAATTTTGACTTGCCTGGTTCTGGCAGTTGAATTGAACCTTGTTCAAATACAACTTTGCCTATTGAGGTGTGTCCGATTTCGCCATCGTAAGGCACAATCTTGCCAGAGATTAGTCTGCGGCCTTGATCGCACTCAATATCGCTACTGAAGGTTAATTGCATCTGATGCACTTCCGTTCGGTGATAGTTCTTCCATTGCCATAGCATCCTGAACTGTGATTAGTCCAAGTGCCAACATTTTTTCTATTACTAACAAGCGTTCCATTGAGTCAGCGCGTAAGAATCCAGATTCCAAATCAAAACAAATCTTTTGTGTTGATGGAGTTATGTCATTCATTGACAGACGCGCTTCGATTGCTGAAATGAAAGGCTGTAGAGATAAAGATACAAACTGGCGGCGCTCATCTTGCACGTTTGCATAGGTCATGCTGTTGTTCATGTCTGCTGAGATGTAATACGCTGGCACGTTGCATAATCTTGCAATTTCAGTTGCCATGTATTGCTTTGCTTCATTTAGCATCATGTCTTTAGGTGAGAATGATGCAGGTTGAAATTCTAGTGTGCTTGTGAGATAAGCAGTGCTTCGGTTTTGACGAGCATTGCGCCATGCAGCTAGTAAACCTTGAACTTCTGATTCGCCTAAGTCTGCGCCTGTGTTCTTTAGAACGCCAGAAGGCATTGGAGTTGCTGCTGCTATTGAAGATGCACGATCTAAATCAAGTGCAGCAGTTAAACTGCGTGCGCCTGTTTGCAAAATGCCGTCAGTCATGCTTTGGAATGTTACAAGTGAACCAATACCGGACATAGGGCGAACTGCGCCATCTACTTGATAGCCTTCGATAAATGTATTTGTCTTGTTGTATTTAGGAATGACGCGAGAGTTAGCAACCCAGTTAAATCTTGCTGGATAACCGTTGTCTGCATAAACTTCGGTAATTTCCCAATAAGCCACGCCAAAGAATAGTAGTGAATCTACTGTGTAAGCCATTGTAACTGCATAAGGTTGGTTCTGTGATGGTTGATCCATCCACGGCAACTTTGGCAGATATTCGTCAGTGCGTTTTAATTCTAATTTTAATTCCATTGCGCCAATAGTGTTGCAGATTAAGTTACGGCAACGGCTAACAGCTGGTATGGACATAGCCGATATACGATCTATTGAAAGTAAGTTGTAAGGGATTTGGTATTGGTAGGTATCGGCCATTACTGGCGGTGCATACTGCGCTTCAATTATTGCTGGCTTGCTAAAGCGAGAGAATAAACCCATACACCAACCTTACCCTAGTTGGCAAGTATTGTCTCATTATTCGAGACGCGTGTCAAACATATATTTGTGGTGTTGATTGAGGTTTTGTCAAGTAGTGAACAATCATCGCTGAGCAGATTGCGCTAGTTACGTCTCCTGCTGACTTGCGTCTGACTATTCGCCATCCTGCGTCATTTGTTTTAGCACCCACCGAAAACCAGGATTCTGTCAGCTCTTTTTGGCCAGAGTGAACTAGGCGAACATTGACAAACGCATCTAATATCTCACCACAAGCCTGGTAGAAGGATTGGCCTGAGCAATCTTCTAACTTTTGCCCAGATTGCTGCAATCTTTGAGCAATAGAAGCTGTGGCGTATTTGTCATACATAATTACACGCGGTTTGAACTTTTGAGCCCATGCGTGGACATCTGCCGCCATTTTTAGATCGTCAATAGCGACATCGCTAGTCCAGAGCTGCATAAGGCCAAGTTCTATTTTTCCGGTGGCCTGATTTAACTTGCCAGCCAATAAAGCACCAGATCGCTTTGATGGAGATACGTCTATGGCAAACACGATATTGCCGCCAGGAGTAATTTGAAGTGTTGAGTCAGAAGTATCGCTAACCATTTGAGTTGTGAAGGGTGAAGTCATAGAATCGACCCACTGGCAAAGCATTTCAGTTCTTGTGTTGTTAATTGGGTTTGTTGCTACTGCTTCTTCCAGCGTCTCCTCGTCAATGAGTTTGCCGAGAGAAGGGTTAGCCATAGCCCAAGCATTACGATCATTAACCTTGCAATGCGGTGGCGCAGAATACTCATACCAGCCAAGTGTAGGCGATGGATATGACAAAGCACGCTCTCTCAAATCATTTAACACGATTGAATAAGCATCTCCAGCATTTGAACAGACTAGAGTCTGGCCGCCGGTAGCGCGAGTAGTTGGTCTGGCCGCTTTCCAACCTTCTTCAGATATTTCACGCAACTCGTCTATGAATAGGAAGTTAGCAGTAAGTCCACGAGAGCCATCTCGCGTTGCAGCTACGATCTGATAGCGATTGCCTTTAAGAGTTGTAATTGACTCTTGGCCATTCGCGTATCTAATCTGCTTAACCTGGTCTTTGAGGAAATCATTATCCAAAATCGCGTTAGCAACTTGCCGAAAAGTATCTAAGGCCATATTCCGGTTCGATGACATACCAATGACCATTTTGCTATCCCATAAGAACAAATGAGCCAGGATAAGCATACGAGCCAGGTGAGTCTTGCCATTCTGACGTGCAATAAGCAATCCCATAGTTTTGCGCCTGAAATCGCCCTTAGCATCAACTCGCAACATGTCCTCTAGCACAAGCAGCTGCCAATCGAGTAACGGCATACCGATCTTCTCAGCTAGTTCAGCAACTTCGCCTACTTTAGATGCGCCTTTGAGAAAAGGTGTGCATACTCGTGGTTTTACCGCACCAACTAGGAATTTTTTTCTTGCCCCAGTCCTGGCTGGTTTTGCTTTGGTAGTCATCAGTTAATGGCTGGTGTGGTTTCGGTAACAAACGGGTTCTCAGGAATGACTGAGGCTGCTCTTGGAGAGAGATTGCCTTGAAAGACAGGGGGGGTAGACTGCCGACCTAAAAAAAGGGCTTCGCTACGCTTACCTTTGCTGCTATTGCATCTACGACAGCAGGCAACTAAGTTGTCAAGGTCATCAGTGCCACCTAGCACACGTGGTTGTATATGATCCACTTCGTTAGCTGCTTCACCACAATACGCACAGATGTAACTATCACGTCTAAGCACCAGCAACCTTTGTTGCTTCCACTTATAACTGCCTAGATGCTTACTACCCATTAGTGCCAGTTCCATTTCTTGAAGTGTTGTAAGGCTTTACATGGTGTGTCATATCTATGCTCTATATAGGACAGACCCCACTTAACCTGCTCTATAGGTGAAGCTGTGCGTAACCATACACTCATGCCTTGAGGTATGCCTGCTGCACCACTGCTCTTATTATACGCAGTGTGCTTCCATGCACTCTCTTTTCCATATAGGTATGCTAAGCATTTGTATTGATCTAATGGAAGATTGGCTTTAGCATATTGTTTAGGTGTTTGTTGTATTTGAATACCATCATGTATTGGTGCAACGGCATTAGCCGCGCTAATGAATAGTATCCCCAGGACACTTACTACTGCGCAAGCGATCCGCGTTGCGGCTTGCGCGAAGTGCCTGAAGCACTTTAGCAAGTTAAGTGTAATGGCCTTGTCAAGTTGATTGAACATTCGAGCGTCTCCTATCGGCGTGTCATCTCATATATTGAGACAATTCGCTTAACGGTTATCGGTCTTGTAAAAGCCTTTCCCACGAAATACAACTGCTGGTGCAGTCCAAATACGTGTCATAGTTCCCCCACAGCTACATCTAATAGACTCTGGGTTGTCCGTGGTTTCGTATATAGCTGCACATGTATCACAGCAGTAGTCATATCTAGGCATTTATTCCTGCAATCTGGCAAGTGCGGCACATGGTGTTTATCCATGATCCACATTGTTTGCATCTTTGAGGTTCTTGGTTGGCTGCGTATGTTTGTAGGATATTCATTAAATCCCCTAAGCGCATGAAGGCTAAATACTCCTCAGCGTTCTCGCCCTGTCCATTACAGCGGCTAACTACAAAAGCTAGTTTACCATCTTTGTTGCTCTCAGCTTGTTTAATCCAGGCTAATGGCGAAAAGTCTGAGCGTGCCTTTACTTCTATTGAGAACGGTATCCCTGTTATATCTTCGCCCTGTCTACCAGCCCCAGTAGATTCGGCATAGGGATACCATTGCTTCAACCAGTCAGCCACCACGCGTTGCGTCTTGTAGCAATGGTATC